AAATTATGGCTGCACTTCAAAATCAATTAAGTGATGATGAAAAATTAAGATTACAATTAAAACTTGCTTTAATTCAAGGTAACTCTACCGAGGCAGAGCGTTTATCAGCTCAACTCGCAATTTCTCAACTTAAAACAACTAATCTTGCTTTAGCAATTGCCAACTTACCACCTGCCTTAAATCCATTTAATGATTACCCAGATGATGTTAAAAATGCTATTGAGGAAATTAATGGAATCCAAACTGCACTTGATAAATTAAAAGCACCTAAGTTAACTGTAATTGTTGATACACAATATACAGGCGGAATCACTGGTGGTGGAACTACTGGGGGCGGATATGTTGCGCCTCAACCTAATCTTGGTGCTGCTACAAACGGAATAGCAGGCTTAGGTATGGGTGGAGATCAAGGTGCAACCGCAAGAGCTTTAGAGCAGGCTAGAACAGATTTAACTAACTTAGAAATGGCTTTAGGTCGTGGTGGAGATCAAGGTGGAGCAGCTAGAACAAATGTAACTGTAAATGTTGCAGGTAATGTAATTAGCAATAAAGATTTGGCTGACACAATTCGTATGCAATTAGTAGATTCCTCAGCTTCAGGTTCTTTCTCAAGTATTGGTAGAGTAAGAGATTACAACTAATGGCTTTACCTGTAACCCTTAAAGTAACGCTAGATTTCAGCTCGGGCGCAACCTTTGGGTTTCCAATGGTCTTGGGAACTGGTTTACTTGACCAAGCCATTTTAGGAATTGAAGGAAGTTCAAGCATTGTTGCAGATTTAACTAGCGTAACAAGACAAATTAACATAACTAGGGGTCGCAGTATTGGTCGCGATACCTATGAGGCTGGCACAGCGATAGTTACCGTATATGACAACACAGGTGCGTTCAACCCCCAAAATAATTTAAGCCCATATTATCCCTATGTAACTCCTTTAAGAAAGTTAAGAGTTGCTGCCGTTTATGGTGGTATTGAGTATTTCCTCTACAGCGGTTATGTTCAGAATTATGCTTATAGATACGATCAAGCTGAAAATGTAGGTTACACAGACATTTATTGTAGCGACGCTTTTAGATTGTTTAACTTAGCAATTATTAACACAATCACAGGTCAAGCCGCTGGACAAAACATTGGCACACGAATTGCCAAGATTTTGGACACGGTAGATTTCCCTGCAAGCATGAGAGAATTAGACGCTGCTAATTCAACAGCTCAAGCAGACACAGGTGCAACTAGAACTTCATTGGCAGCAATCCAAGCGGCAGAGTTTTCAGAACAAGGTGCGGTATACATAAACTCCGAGGGCAATGTGGTATTTAAAAACAGAACAAATACCATATCTGCTTCAGGTGCTACCCCAATTCAGTTTAATCAAACAGGTGGTATTCCTTACAAAAACTTAAAGTTTGCTTTTGACGATAAATTGATTCTTAATGTGGGCAAGTTTAAACGAGTGGGTGGGGCAGAACAAGTATTTACCGACGCAGCAAGTGTAGCTACTTATTTCCCTCATACCCTTACAGCTGAGAATCTAATCCTTGAAACCGACGCCGAGGTCTTAAATGCTGCCTCACTATTCATAAGTTCAAGGTCAGATACGACCATTAGAATTGATGAGATGACTATTGACATGCTTGATACTAATGTTCCTACTGGCACGATTTTAGGCATTGATTACTTTACAAATGCCCTTGTCAGCAATATCCAACCCGACGGTTCAACCATTACTAAGAACCTATCAATTCAAGGGGTTAGGTGGGATATAACACCGAACACTATGCTGGCAACATTTCTTACAACCGAGCCAATCTCGGACGGATTTATTTTAGGCAATACAACATACGGTCAGTTAAATGACGATATACTATCCTACTAGGGGGCAATAATATGGCGGCAGGACAAGGTTTTAAAACATTTACCACAGGCGAGGTTTTAACCGCAGGTGATGTAAACGGCTATTTAATGCAGGGCGTTTTAGTCTTTGCAAGTGCGGCAGCGCGGGACGCTGCAATTACTTCACCTCAAGAAGGACAATTTGCTTATTTAAAAGACACAAATGTAACTACTTATTACACAGGTAGCGCGTGGGCAAACTTAGATACAACTGGCATGACAAACCCAATGACTACAACAGGCGACACAATTTATTCATCAAGTGGTTCAACACCTGCTCGTCTTGGGATTGGCTCAACAGGAAATGTTTTAACTGTTGCTGGTGGAGTTCCAACTTGGGCTGCGCCCGCTAGTGGTGGTGCAACTATTACTCAAATTGCCACAGGAAACTGTAACAGCGGAACTTCTGTAAGTATAACTGGTTTAACAACAGATTATATTGAAGTATATTTGAAAAATTTAACTTGGGCAACTGGTGTAAGTCAGATTAAGATAACATTAAATAGCAATACATCAGCAGTTTATGACTCAAATGAAAGCACTATAACTCTTTCAAATCCAGGTGGTTTTACTAATGACATAAGTGGAACTCAATTAAATATTCCAAGTGCGAGCGTAGATAGAACCAACGGAGTAAATATAAGATTTCGATTATACAATGCTGCTTCGACAACTGGATTTACAACTTTTGATTATAGGGGCAGCGCAACTGACGCAGTTCCAAACGCTATAAGTTATGCTAGTTCTGGAATTTTTAGATCAGCCGCACAAATTACTTCAATTCAAATTGCAACAGTCGCAGCCTATGCTTTCAATGGCACTGGCACTTATACAGTTTATGGGGGTTAATTTAATGATTGAAATAAATCATAATGTTTTAACTGGAGAAATTACAGAAATTGAATTAACTTCACAGCAAGTTAAGGAAATTGAAAAAGAAGCAAAAATTGCCCAAGCAAAATATGCAATGGAAATTGCAGAATCGCAAGCAAAGGCAACTGCTCGCCAAGCAATTGCTGATCGTCTTGGGTTAACGGCAGATGAACTAAAAGTTTTGCTTGGCTAATGAAACCTTGGTTATCAAAGTCAGCTGCACAATTGCGCGAACAAATAGATGATTCATACTCAGAGCGTTTGCGTGGCAATGCCGAGGGGTGGATTGCTGATCTGCGTCATAAACAGACAGGCAAGTCAGATCACATACCCGATTCCCTTTCAGGGTGTGTCCGAGCAATTGATGTTGACGCTCGCCTATCTGACAACAAAGGGGATTCAGCATATTTGGCAGATCAAATTAGACAGTATGGCAAGAATTACGGACGCATATCTTATGTAATTCACTTGGGCAAAATTGCTTCACCTGTCCTTGGGTGGCGTTGGCGTCAGTACCGCGGATTTTCACCGCACAATCATCATATCCATATTAGCTTTAAAAAAGATCAAGACAATAATTCTGAGTTTTTTGATATTCCACTTCTAGGGGGACAAATTGGCTGATACATATAACATTTTAATAGATCAAGGTTCTACATATACTTTAGCTTTAACCTATAAGGACAGTGCAGGCACAGCTATTAACTTGAATGGTTATACAGCTGCAATGCAGGCTAGGAATACAGTTAATAGCGCAACCACAGTTTTGTCATTAACCAGTCCGTCTAACGGTATTGTAATTACTGGGGCTACTGGTCTGATTAGTATAACAATGACCGCTACACAAACACGCGATTTAGTAGCAAACACTTATGTATACGATTTAGAGATTACTTCGGGGTCAGGCGTTGTTACGCGTTTAATTCAAGGTTCATTAATAGTTTCAGCTGAGGTCACTAGATGAGTGATAACACCTTAACGGTTACTGAGGTAGTCAATTCTGTAACAGTTACGCCTGTCAACAATACAGTTACTGTGTCAGAAGTAGGCACGCAAGGAGCTGCAGGCACTAACGGTACAAACGGCACTAATGGAACTAATGGAACTAACGGCACTAATGGTGCTACTGGAGCAACAGGGGCTACTGGTGCAACAGGAGCGACTGGCGCAACAGGTTCATCAGGTGTTGTAACAGTCAATGCGCCTTTAACAAATGCTGGCACTTCATCAGCTGCGAATCTTTCAGTATCTACTGGCACAACATCTACTGTTGGAGTATTGCAATTAACCGACTCAACATCTAGCACAAGCACAACAACTGCTGCTACTCCAAATAGTGTTAAGACCGCATATGATTCATCTTTAGTAAAAGGCTTTTCTTTGCCTTATCAATCAGGATTTTATTACAGAACACTATTAGCCCAAACTGGAATTATAGCCCCAACGCACGAAACAACTTATTACACACCAATTTTTATTAATGGTTCTAACAATTATGATCGTATAACACTTAGAACAGCATCAGGATTCAGCGGAACTGCAACAGTTCGGCTTGGAATTTATGCAGATACAAATGGACTACCTAGCACATTAGTTTTAGACGCAGGCACAGTAAGTGCAACTCTTGCAAATGCCACATTTCAAATTACAATAGACCAAACATTAACAACTGGATTTTATTGGTTGGCATTTTGCCAGCAAAGCACAGCCCCAGCAGGTTCTGCATATGTTGGAAATGTTGCTAGTTCATTAAATGGTAATTTAAGTATATTTTCTGGTGGAACAGGTGCGCCAACATCTAACTTAATATCTGGTTACACCCAATCATCCGTAACAGGTGCGTTTGCAAATGCAGGAACTTTAGCAGCAACAACAATAAGCGTTTATACATGGATCAGGAAATCATAATGAGCAAATTAGTTACCTATGGCATAGGCGGCTATGACGAATCAAAGCCAAACAACAACATTGTCGAGGAAATCGACATTCCAGATGAGGAGCAATAATGAATAAGAAAACACTAGCAATAATTGAGTCATACGGACGCAGTGCATTTGTTTGCCTTGCAACTGTTTATGTAACTAATCCTGAAGGCACATTGCAAGACATTTGGAAAGCCTTTTTAATTGCTTTTGCAGCACCTTTACTACGCGCAATTAATCCTAACGACGCTTCATTTGGATTAGGTAGCAAAGAATAATGACAGCCCTTCAGTGGGCTGGCTTTGCAGCTGGAGTAACAACCACATTAATTGGAGTCCTTGCTGGGTTACGATACTTGGTCAAAGGTTGGTTAAACGAGCTTCGTAGTAATGGCGGCTCAAGCATGAAAGACCAACTCACTTCATTACAAAAAGAAACGACACGCCTTACTGATCGCATAGATGAACTCTTTATTCTCATTAGTAGGAAGTAAACTTAAGACATGGCTAACACTCGTAAGCGCAAAAAGATTAACCGTAGGGTTGTTCGCAGGTCGCCCGAACCTTTA